AGCACCTGTAGTATTTGATGCTAATCCACCATGACCAACTGCGGTGTTATTATCGGCTGTTGTATTAGCATTTAAGGCACTTCTTCCTATTGCAGTATTTTGTGAACCTGTAGTGTTTAGAGTAAGAGATATATTTCCAACTGCTGTATTATTACTACCTGTGGTGTTTGTTGTTATAGATTGCATACCTATAGCTGTATTTCTTAAACCTGTTGTCAGTTTTGTTAGTGCTTGCCAACCAAGACCAGTATTACTATCACCACTTGTTAAGTCATCAAAAACTTCATGTCCTAGACCTGTATTATAATTAGCAGCATCTAAAGTTCCTGTACCTGCATCATTACTTATTAATATACCGCCAGTAAAGTTTGTAGCATTAGCAAGAATACCTACGCCATTAATTGTGTCGGTACTGATAGCTCCTGTTACGTCTATACCTGTTGAGGTTGTGGCTAGTTTGATTCCATTATCGTAATAAAGCCTAGAAGCACCATTAACATTAAAATCTGCATAAGTCTCAGAACCACTTGCTGTAGCTAATATAATTTGGTCTTGCCCACGAATATTCAAATTACCTGAGCCTGCTTCAACAATATAACTTCCAGTATCAGCAGTATGATAAATTTGTAGGTCATTACCATTTCCAAAATAAGCACCTACTCCATCTGCAAAACTTGCAGTAGCACCAAAGCTAACAGCACCATCAATATCTACTACGTCTAGGTTAGTAGTTCCATCTACGTCTATATCACCTGAGATGTCTAAAGATACCGCAGTAATAGAACTGTTAAAAGTAGCTGCTGCTGCAAAAGTAGTACCACCGCCATCTGCAATAGTAATAGCATCATCGCCATCTGTATATTCTATAAGAGCTGTTTGTATTGAAGCAGATGTTTCTATAATGCCACTTGTTTGTAAGTTTAAAGAAGCAAAAGCATCAACCATTGCTCCGCCTGAACCAGCACCATCTGAATAAATAACTTTAGTTTTACCAGAAGGTATAGTTATTGTAGCTCCAGACCCTTGTTTAATAATAATAGATTGAGAACCAGATGTTCCATTTTCTATAATCCACAACTTAGAAACTGTGTTTGGTCCTATAGTAATAGTACAAGTAGAATCTAAAGTACCTGTATATTTTAAGAACATAGACCTACCTGGGTCTGTAGCTCCATCAGCTATAGTAGTAGTATGCGTATCAGCATTAGTTGTAATGGCTTCTGTGCCATAACTAAAAGCTTCTGCTATTAACTCAAGATTGGTGTTTGTAGTATCACCCCATGTTCCACTAGCATCACCAGTAGCCATCTCGTTTAATCTTAAATCATTTACATATGAACTTGCCATTTTTTATTCCTCGTATTAATTATATTGTATCAAGCAACTTCGCTCCAGTCTGGATTTTGTGTTGTTGATACTTCTTGATAATTAGATGTTTGTGTTGTTGTTATTGTTTGATAATTTGGTGTTTGAGATGTATCTACAAGTCCCCAAATATTAACCCCTTGTATATTACCTGTTGCATTTAATCCTTCTACTTCTACTAAAGCTTTACTTATTGCAGTAACACTTCCTAATGTAGTAGTTCCTACATTGCCTGTAACTGTAAGTACATTATCAGATGTTGTTGTAACACTTCCTAATGTGCTTGTAATAGCTATTCCAGTAGGAACTACAACAGCAGAAGCTTTTACAATCTCATCTCCAACTTCTAATGTTGTTGCTACTGCAGAAACACCTGTTACTGCTGCACCTGCTGTAATTGCATTACCTAGTGCTGAAGTACCTGCATTTCCTGTTACAGAAGTATTTGCTTCTGCTACAACAGTTTCATTTCCTAAAGCTGATGTACCTACATTTGTTGCTGCTGTTACATTTGCTTCAGCAACTATAGTTTCATTTCCTAGAGCTGATGTTGCACTTAAACCTGTTACTACTACTAATGCTGTAGCTACAACAGTTTCACTACCAAGAGTTGCTGTGCCAGAAACTCCTGTAACGACTACAGGTATTGGTTCTCCAAAGGTTAGTTGACCCCAGGTACCTCTACCCCAGCCTGTTACGTTAGCCATTTTAGGCTATTCTAATAATTGCGTTTGAAGCGTCTGCTGCTGGAAATTGAATAGTAAAGTCGCCATTAGTTGATGTTTTATCTCCACCAAAATCTAAGACACATACTGAAGGGTCACTAGTTGCAGCTTCATTATAAATTAAAGCACCTCTAGCTGTAATTGTAGCTGTACTAAAAGTTAAATCATTAAAGTCTGTTAATGCAGTTGTTCCAGATGTAGTAGGAGTAACACTTGTTAAAAATGCACCTTTAGCTGTATAACCTGTTCCACTTGCTTCATTACTTGAAGTATATGCAGTAGTTGTTGCACCTAATGATGCACTACTTGTATATAAAGCTAATTTAAATACATTGCTTGCTGCTGTAAAATTATGTGTAGCAGTCATTAATTCTTTTTTAAATGATGTACACATTGCTTGTGATATTGCCATTATATTCTCCTTATGATATCAGCCATTTGTTTATGACCTTGTTTTTCTAATAAACCTGCTACTGTTGCTCTATCACTTGCAATAGCTTGCTTCATATATAATAAAATTACTTGTTGTATTGTATCTTTAAAAGCTTCTGCCTGGGCTTTCACCATAGGGTCTGCATTATCACTAATACTTACAATTTTATTTATTACTCTTTCTGTCCAATATTCTGGACTTAAACCTGTATTATTGGTTGTTTCTACACTTACAGTTCCAACTGTTGGTTTTACATCTACACTAAACATTAACTTACCTGTTGTCTTACAGGACCACTTCTATAGTTGTCCTTAGTATTTTTGCCTTCGCCTAAATTTTTAAGTCTAGAAACTGCTTCATTAAATCTATTTTGATAATTTGTTAGTACATCTGGTTCACCTTTCATAAAGGTGTAGGCTTCTATTAAAGAGCCATATAATAAACAATCTGATGCATTTGTTCCTAACCAACTAGTTCCATCTGCAGATGTTGTAATTGATGTTGGAGTATATTCATAGTGTAACTCTACTGTAAGATTACTATTAGGTGTAGGAGCTACAATAAAACTATCTTCATCAAATCTTGCATAATACTTAGGAATACCTGTTGATGTGCTATCAGGATATGCTTCTCTTATAAAAGCTACATCTTTATATAATAAAAATTCATAACCACTATTATCTACAGATAGTGAATGTGCTGCTAAAAAATCTGTTGGGCAAGATAAATATTCGTTGCCATTAGTTAAACTACCAGATACATTTTTTCTAAAAAATGGTAATGATACAAGTTTTTGTATTCTATCTTCAGTAGTAACTATAAAATCATCTAAATTATTATTGAATGTAGTTTCAGTATTATTTGTATAATCCTGTATTGCTGTTTTTAATGTTGTATATGTCCAAGCCATTATTCTGTACTCACTGTTACTGTTCCTACTTCAGCACTAGATAATATTCCTGTACCTGCAACTGGATTAAATCCATAGTAAGAAGTTGATTCTTTTCTACCTCTATCTGGTCTTGGATTAAATAATGATTCATTATCTGATGTATCAAGTTCACCTAATTTATATTGAGGATGGTCAACATCAAAACAACTATTACATACTCTTAATCCATTACGAATACTATCTTGTATTTCATATTGTAAATCGTTTAGCTTGTAAGTGAAACCACATCTATCACAATCACCTAAAGCTTTTTTTCCTGCAGCATACATTATCTATAAGCTTGCATATCAGGTACGAACTTAACAGATGCTCTTTCTCTATCAGCATCGCTTACATCATTCCAAAGTTCATCGTACCTTTGTTTAATCATAGGAACTCTATTTTGTGCTTCTGGCATTTTACAAGCTAAGTTATAAGCTAATGCATATGTTAGGCATGGTAGATATCTACTAGGTACATCAGCATTATTACTTGCTACTGCACCAGCATCATCTAGTCTTTTAATATAATCATATACCAAAGTATAAGTTTCAGCAGAATCAGGAGTTGCCCATAAAACAATTTTATTAGAGCTAGTGCCCTTATCTACATAGAACTGTGTTGGTTTAGATTGTAGCAGTTTGCTAGCTTGATGATTATATTGAGTTCTAGATATTCTATTTAATCTTTGGTCGAATTGATTTGAAGTATTACCTGCATCAGTTCTTATAAAAGCATCTACTACTTCTAATGCACTTGACTCAATAGTATAGCTATTTGTGCCAGCAACTAAAGTTGCAGAAGCTTGTTCTATTGTCCAAAGATTTAATCCTTTGTTCTGCCATTCTAAAAATATTAAGTTAAGAGCTCTTTTAGCTCCTTTATAGTCATAACCAGAACGTAACTCACTACCGCATAAATCATAGGCTTCTTCCATGATATCGGCTAAGTCTAATGTAAATGCTGTTGTTCCACTTGTTGCCATTATTTGCTCTTAATTTTTTGAATTAGCTTTTTTATCAATTAATTCTTTTTGAAAATTATATTCTGATTTTGAATCTTTACTTTTTAATTTAATAAGTTCTTCTTTTAGTTTAAGTTTTTTTAATTTTTTTTGTATTGATTCTAATGTTTCTGTATCTCCACCACCATCAAATCTATTTCTTTTCATAATTTATTCCTAATTAACACTTCCACCTTCTACGAGCCTGTCTAATTCTTGAATTAGGGTCGTTTCTGGTTTTAGCTGAACTATTTTTTAATTGTCCTGCTGACCTTGCACAATAAGATTTTCTGCGTTTAGCAGCTTTACTGCCTTTCTTAACTTTACCTGTAACTGCTGTTTTTAACTTAGAGCCAGGGTTTAATCTTCTATAAGCTTTAACCCCAGCTTTAGTCATACCAGCACCAGATTTAGTAGAACGAAAGTTCTTCTTATTTCTAGCAGGCATTGAAGCCTGTTTTCTTATTGGCATAAGTATTTAACTAGGACTTTCCGCCTCTAGCCATACCTTTAGACCTTTTCTTTTTCATAGCTGGTTCATTGCTAGTCATACCGCCACCAAACATTCTTTTTACATAATCTTTGTTTTGTTCGACTTTAGACATTTTACCAACTTCAACCATGCCAGTTTTACCGCCATTAGACATATATTTAGATTTTTTCATAATAAGTACCTTTATTTTTTAGCTACAGTTTTTTTCTTAGCTGTAGTTTTTTTAGTTGTTTTTTTCTTAGCTGGTTTCTTACCACCAACATAAGCTTCATTAATATCTGGAGTAGATAGGTCATCAGCAACAAGTTGACCTTTGTCATTTCTTGCTCTCTCACCATTCATCTCAGCACATTTACGTTCTGCATCTTCTAAGTCTGGGTCTGGACCAAATACAGGTCTGTAGATACCATCTGCATCTAGATGTAAAACTTTATATTGTGCTGGAAATTCACCAGTTTCTGATATTACATAATTTTTATTAGCCATAATTAATTCCTATTAGTCAGAATATACTTTTGTCATCTCTAAAGTAATAGAGTAAGTATCTCCTGAAGAGTGTCCTTTAGTAGTAAATAAAACATCTCCTGTTTTACCACTACCTGCATTATTTGGAAGTCCACCAAAATCTTTAAAATCCATATGTCCATTACTACTTTCAGCAAGCTCTACTAATAAAACATTAGAAGTAGCATCTAAAAATAATTGAACAGACATACCTACGATAGCATGACTAATACGCAATACTCTAACTTCTGAACAAGCTACGCCTGCTGCATTAGAAGCCAAAGCAGATACATCTACCTTGGCTACTGCGGATTCTCCTGTGCCATCGCTGACATTAGTAAACTTCATAACACAATTTCTTTCACCATCTATAATAGTTTGTGATGTTACTGCGTCTGCCATAGTTTACTCCTTATGATGCTATATCGTAGCCAGTTATTTCAATAATGAAACGACCTGCTGTATAAGCTGCATGACCTGTACCTTGACCTACAAGATATAAGTATTGGTCTGCTACAATATCTCCACCAGCTACCATAGTACCTGCTGAAGCTGCACCTGCATTTATAATTTGTGTTTCTGTTAAATCACCAATAGCTGTGTCATTAACACCTGTGCCTTCAGTAGCAGAATATAAATCTATATCTGTA